TATTTAAGTAATCTGGTCTAAAAATATTAGACTGCACCACGACAACAAAACCTTCTCCCTCTTCATGATCGTTATTTGGTCTTGGTCTGTAGAGTGCTTCTGGGTCTGCTGTCGCAGTTAGAGGCTCTAGTTGTGGGTGTTTTGGCTCATAGCAGTCAGGACAAACTTTTGCACCGTTCCATTCTTCGCGTAATTCACTTAGTTTATATTCAAATGCACATCTATCGCATAAACCTTTTGCAAATTTACCTAGTGCATATGCCATCAATTCATCCTTATATCAGGTCTTACTCTAAATGACGCTCTATCTTCATCCTGGTCTGCAGCCCTTCTAAACTCTTCTTCATACAAAGCTTTTAGTTGTGGTGTAAGTTGTGGATTCTTTTTTTGTGATAAATAGTAAGCTAGACCAGCTACAAAACAAGGATAAAACCTAAATGGCATATCCATAGTATTAGTGCCTTTGTCTGCATCATCCATTCTAACAAGTTTATTAAATACTAAAATGTCGGTGCTGTTTTCAGGTGCAGGCCATATTTTAAGTGATGGTGTTGATAGTTTGTCAAAGAAGAACTGTGAAGGTCGTGCTTTTGTTGTTTTGTTTGGTATATTTAAATATTCAGATCTGCTTACACGATTCATACTAATATCTGTTTGTGTTTGGTTGATTGTTCTACGTAGAACAACGTCCAATATATCTATGACATTTGAATTTAAAGAATAATCTGTTGTACCCTCTGTTACAGTCTGTGTGGCTTGTTCAATAGTCCACTGATTTAAACCTCTGTTAGCCCATTCAGCTAGCATTAAATTTACACTTCTTATAGCTGTTTTAAGATCATAACCTGTTCTTAATTCAGCACCACATCTTTCATAAGCTTCTTCAATGAACTCTGTTACATTTGGTTCAAAATTAGTGCTACCAGATAATGCCATTATTTATACCTATCGTCCTGATTATATAAATTATCAAATGTTACATTTGAATCCATATAACTGTCATGTTTTTCTGCTGAATGAATCCACTGACTTGGTGAAAAGTCTGGTGGACCTTCACCTACACGCCATAAAGCAGGGTTTGTTGCTCTAACTCTGTTGTTAGGTAAAGCTACAAAATTACCAGTGTATTCTCCAGCGTCAGTTAAGTATAGCACATGACTTTGTTTATGTTGTGCAGAATCATCAGCAATGGAGTGTTCTGTATAATCTACAGTAAACATGTAAGTGCCTGTATGAAACTCTCCATCTATTTTACATATCCAGGGTGATGAGCTTACTCTATCTAAAACCACTACTGAATGATGATGCGATAAGCAGTCCCAGGGTTGTGCTAAATGATCTTCCATAGGTGTAGGCCACTCTTCTAAAGGCACATCAGCTATTAATGCTTGTATTGGCATCCTTGCCCACATAGCACCACCATGTATGTTTTCATCTGGATTGCCCTCTAAATCTGTTTCACACCCCGTAAATACAACCTGAAAAGATAAAGATCTATCTGGTATTGTATTAACTGCAAAAGCTAATGCATGTAAATATTCACCGTGATATTTTTGATGATTAGCTGTAAATTCTTTTCTTACCCAGCATTTAAACTGTGGTATGTTTGATATTAAATACGACAAAGTAACCCCCTTTATCTTAAAATGTTAATTAAGCACCGCCTTTTGACATATATTTACTAGCCTTACCCCCTTTAGCCATGTATTTAGAAGCTTTACCACCCTTAGCCATGTATTTAGATGCTTTTCCACCTTTTGCCATGTACTTAGACGCTTTGCCTCCTTTTGCCATATATTTTGATGCCTTACCGCCTTTAGCCATATACTTGGACGCTTTACCGCCTTTCGCCATATATTTTGTTTTTTTAGCAGGTCCGCCAGTAGCATAATATTTAGTTCTTTTAAACATAATTAATCCTTTTTCTTAGGTCTGCCTCGTTTAGCAGGTGTTTTCTTTTTTGCAGGAGCTTTTTTCTTAGGCATATTATAATAAATACGCTCATCAGATACTGGCTCATCTGGTCTAACTTTTGCATCAAGTCTTGCTTGTTGTTTTGGATCTATAGATTTTTTCTTGGGCATAATATCTCCTAACTTATTGTTGTTACCTTTCTACGGTTATTCATTACAGCTCCACAACCTTTAGCTATAAAACCACCTTTTTTCTTTTTCATACGGTTTTGCTTTGCCATAGCCCTTTCTATAGCCATGCCTCTTTTTTTCTCATAAGATGATAGTTTACCATCTTTATTTAAATCTGCTTTTTCTTTGTTTTTAATCATTATTCCTCCTGTTTTCACAGACACTCTAGCTTTTTTTGTATTAGCCACTACTGTTTTACCTTTTGCACCAGCTCGTTTCTTTTTTCTTGCTGTGGTTGCTCTTTCTGATTTAGATAAACTTCTTGCTTTAGCTGCTGGTAAACATCTATCTGGATTTTTTTTATCCTTGCTTGTACCACAAGGTCCTTTTATAGATCCATCTGTACCTATTCTTACCCAGTTTTGTTTTCTCCATTCAGCTAACTGTCCCATTATCTTAATCTTTCTTTCATAACTATACCCTGTCCTCTAATAGAAACAAAACCACCTGTGGCTTTTTTCTTTCTTTTCTTACTTCCTTTAGCGTAGTTTGGGTCTTTACAATATTTTGATGCAGCCATATTTGCATATGCTGAAGGATATGTATCAAAAGTACGCTTTGCCCATGCTTTACCTTCTGGACAAATTTTGCCACCGCTTTTCACCTTACCGCCTTTTTTCATTTTTATAGACTGTAAAGTTTTTGCTTGTTTTGCGTGCGTTTTACTTGCTTTCTGCAAGCCTTTAATAACTTTATTTAATTTCTTTTTTGCCATTATTTTATTCTACCATGTTTTCTTCTAATCGCATCTTTGCCTCTTCTAAATATTTCTGCTTGCCTAGGCTTGCCTCCATACTTAGACCTTTGTTCACCAACTGTTAGTATTTGAATTAATCTAGCAAATGGTTTTTTTGTTTTTTTTACTTTTGCAACTGTATCTCTTGCATCTTGCACTGTTGCATATTTAATTGAAACTGTATCTTTTGGGTTTTCATCGGTATATAACCTTCGACCTGAACCTTTTGGTTTTTTACCTGTGCCTACTTTTGGATCTGATTTAGCCATTTAACACTTCCATCTTCTTCTAGCTTGCCTAATTCTTGAATTGGGATTATTTCTTGTTTTTGCAGAGCTTTTCTTTAACTGACCTAGTGATCTAGCACAAAAAGATTTACGTCTTTTTGCAGCTTTACTACCTTTTTTAACTTTACCAGTAACTGCACCTTTTAATTTTGAGCCTGGATTGGCTTTACGATATGCTTTTATGCCTTTACGGGTCATTCCCGCCCCTTTTTTAGTGGGGCGGTAATTACCACCTTTTCCTACTGTTCTGCGTACTTGTTTAGCTCGCTTCCTAGTAGCCATTTGTTAATAGTTTTTATTTAAAACCAAAATTATCATGTAAGCGTCACCGCTTGAGTGACCAACAGTTGTAAAGTCAATATCTCCAGTTATACCAGATCCTGCGTTATTAGGTATGCCAGAAAATAAATCATAGTATTCATCTCCTGTGCTATCTGCTGGTAATGGTATCGCTAAAACATTAGTGCTAGCATCAAACTCGATGTTTACTCTCATACCAACACAAGCCCAATATACACGAGCTATAGAAACACTGGTACAAGATTCACCAGCACTATTTGTAGTTAGTGCTGATACATCAACTTTTTTTACTGCTGATTCACCTGTACCGTCTGATACATTAGTAAACTTTAATACTGCGACTCTTTCACCATCTTGGATAGTTTGCGAAGTTACTGTATCTGCCATTGTTTACTCCTATCTTTCTACTGCTGCTACAACGTAGTCAATAGTCATAGTTTGTGCTGAAGCTTCACCATTTTGTATACCAAATGAAACAGTTAATTCTTCATCATCTGGTAAGTTTGTGATTGCAACTCCTACTGGTGCAGCATTATTTATTGAATAAAATACTTTTGAAGCGTCTGGATCAATAAACCATGTTGTTGTGATAAAAGTATCATCTGCCATAGTTGCTACATCTTCTGTAGTGGTAGCGGTATTATCTTTCTCAACTAAGAAATCTAAACCTGCATCACCGTCAGCAGAAATGAAGAATACACCGTCTGTAGTGTCTAGAGGTGTTGTATCTGTGATACCAAGACCCATAACAAAATCAGATTGATCTACATCATTCACTTTAAACCTAGCAGAAAAGTATGCTTTCTTGCTTGTGCTTAATTTAAACCCTTCACCTTTTAATTGTAAAAAGTCTAAATCGTTATCACCTGCAGCGTTGGTAAGCAGTAAAGCTCCACCTGCTGAAGATGTTACAGCTTCAGATGCACTACCAGTACCAGCCTCAGTAGTTGTTATAGTCCAATCACCAGAGTTATATGTAAAAAAATCATTATGATACATATAAAATGTTTGATCTGATGGATATGGTGCAAACATAGGCTGGTTTTTCTTGTGCTCAGTAGCAACAGTATTACCTGCCCATAAGATTAAGTTTTGAAAATGTGGATTAGCCATTATGAACTCCTTTACTTGTATTAATGGAAATCGAATCGATCCTCATTAAGCTAATTAATTTAAAACTATCTTGAGTTTACACCCACAATACAAAGTAATCAACAAAAAAAAAGGGAGCCGAAGCTCCCTAAGAATTGTAGTTGAGTGAGAAACGCTACAATAAATCGTTCCTTAAGCCCCTTGAGAACCGTAAACGGCTCTAAAGTTTGAATATCCGAAGCTGTAACGCTCTCTAGCTTTGTATCTCATATTTCCAGTGTCAAAGTCACCTTCTAGTGATGTTTGCATTGGAGATCTTTCAAAATACTTAAACCCATCTGGGCAGTCAGTTTTGATGAAATACGCATCAGTATCTGTCAGATAGTTGTTTACAACATATCCGTCAGGAAGCATACCAGTATTTCTGATAGCGTTAATATCGTTGTCAGATGTGCCTACTCTTCCTGGAGATTGTAGTAATCTGTCAGCAACAAACACTAATTGTGGTGGGATAATTAACTTCATACCTTTCAACGCTATGTTAAGACCTCTATCATCTGTAAATGTAGAGATATTAATTAGTGAGTCTTCAAGTGAAGTTTCATTAAGATCCGCCATAGTGGTAGCTCTGTTTGCTAGTGAACCACCTCCACCTAGAGGGTGATCTGTAGCTACAAGCACTTTACCATCACCACCTGTAACACTAAACGCGTTGTTTAGTACTGAAGCAGCTTTGATTTGCTTTGTATTAGCCATAGATCTAGCCAAGGCTTTGGTATATCTTGCTCCGAGTCTATCATATAGATTATCTTCAATTGCTTCTTCAGTTAGTGCGAAAGCTAAAGCCACTGTTTCGTGGGTATAACGTGAAGTATAACCTTCGTTAGCTGTATCAAATCTGACACCACTACCTTCAGCTTTTACTTCTGCGTTACCAAACCCTACTATTAGGGTTTCTTCTTCAAACGCTCTATCAGAAGTTTCAGAATCATAGATTTCTGTATGTTGAGCTTCGTATCTGGCATATTCCATACCGAACAAAGCATTAAGACCTGGCTCTAATTCTTTCGCTAATTGCGCTCTATTAATTGCCATTATTTATACTCCTGTTGGGTCGATATAGAAATGCTCGTTAAATTTAACAATCACATTTACGTTAGCTGAGCCTGTTGTACTGTTATCTGGATCACTTGAAAAGCCCATGATTCTAAACGTAGCAGTTGTAGCTGCTGTTGTACCAGACAGTTCCATAGCTGACATACCAGTTTTGGTAGAGCCAGAAGTATAGGAAATATCTGCGTTCAAACCGACATCAGTTTGAGCTGGAGAACCTGCACTTTGAATTTCAAATACAGCATCAGGATCATCTATCACAAATGCTTTTATATCAGACGATACAGTGCCATCGGGGAAATGAGAACTGAAAACAGTCTCACCTGAAGAGTTTGTAAAAGTACAACCTCTAAACACACCTAAAGCTTCATCACCAGCCGCAGCTACTAAAATAGTACCTGTGTTGGTCATTTTTACTAAATCGCCTGAAAAAATATTCCCAGAAGCACCAGAGGCAATTTCATATTCTGTAACTCCACCATTTTGGACTCCAGAACCTAATTTACCTACTACTCGTGCTCCAAATGGGGCATTTTTGTTAGACATAATAAGTCACCTTATATTTGTTATTTAAAGTTTAGCGATCAACTACGTTGACCACCGCCAAAAGTTACTTTGCTACTTCTCTCTGGATTTAAAATCGGAGAGTTTGGATCTGATTCCTTCATAAGATCATTATCTACAGCGTCTTGCTGAGTTTGGGCACGTGCAGCATAGTAGGAGTTTCTCTCTTCACGTGTTTCATTAGGAATCTTAGCCAATAGCAAACCACCTCGTGCTACCACTCCTGAATGTTTACCTTGTTGTATGGTATCAAAAAGATCTTGATGAGAATCATCTAATTCTTCTGATCTAACAAGGTCGAAACCTTCTCTGATTCTAGAAGAAACATTTTTACGATCTTCTTGGCCTACAATTTCGGCTCTAATCCACCTGTAAGTGTAACCTTCAGGTGCAGGAGGAGTATCCAACATAGATGGTGGGCTCCATGGTTTGCGAGCTTCTTTAGTAGCTCGAGTGTCGGCAGAACGTGATGTTCTGTTTTGTTTGTCAGTTTTATCTGTCATATTAGTTACCTTTTAACATATTTTGCGTACTCTGTTAAGGGTACGTTTAATCTTTTTGCCATTTGAACTTCTGCTGGCGACAACTTAACTTGTCTTTTTGAGCTGGTATTACCAGCCACTCTACCTGCCGAAGCCACCTTTTGTTGAGGCTTCGATGGTGCAGAAGACTCTTCAAACTTTTGTGGAAATTCTTTTCTCAATCTTTTATCAACTTCGCTGTAGTATTCATCGGTCTTGGGATCATAACCCTCTTGAATTAACTTTTGATCTATAGCAAACGCAGCTAATGTCATAATTTCGTCTTCACCAAACCAAGTATTTTTTTCTACCCATGCTTCTTGTTTTTCATCAAGTTTCGGTGGTGCTTGATAATTTTGCATAGGTTGTTGCATTTGTGTTGGTTGTGCCTGTTGTAAAGGTGGTTCTTGTTCAAGTGCAACCTTAGAGGCATTTACTTTAGCTTCTTCTACAGCTATTTTTGCCAATACTTCTTGTGCTTTAGCAACTTTGTCGTAATCTTGCACCTCATGTGCAGATTTTAACGCTGTAGTAGCTTGTTGTTTTTGTGATTTAAGCCTATTTTCTGCTTCCATCAAGTAAGATCTATCTAAATTAGATGTTCTTGCTTTTAATTGCTCGTTTTCAGCTGCAGTTCTTTTTGCGTATTCATAAGCTGAT